ATTTAACATGTGGTCGTGGACCAGAAACATGTGTAAATACGGAGACATGTTTTTGCGGTTGGAAATATCTCCGGAGTATGGTGTATACATGGTTCATCCGATAAGCCCATATGAAATTACCCGCGTTGAAGGATCGGACCCAAAGAATGTAAACTATGTAAAATATCAGCACGATGGAATGGGCGGGGGAATGGAATACGAGAATTTTGAGATAGCGCACTTTAGACTGTTGAGTGACAGTAATTTCCTTCCGTATGGCAAAAGCATGATTGAACCAGCCAGACGCGTGTGGAAGCAATTGAGCTTGATGGAAGACGCAATGTTAATCCACCGTATCATGCGCGCACCCGAGAAGCGTATGTTCTATATTGACGTTGGCAACATTCCACCAGCAGACATTGATGCCGCGATGCAAAAAGTTATCGGGCAGGTAAAAAAGGTTCCGTACATTGACGAGCGCACGGGCGATTACAATTTGCGATTCAACTTAAATAACATGATCGAAGACTTCTATCTTCCGGTTCGTGGCAGTGACAGTGGAACTAGAATCGACACGTTGCCGGGTATGGAATTTACGGGCATCGATGACTTAGAGTATATTCGCAATAAGATGATGGCTGCACTAAAGATTCCAAAAGCGTTCTTGGGATACGAGGAAGGACTGTCTGGTAAGGCGACCCTCGCAGCAGAGGACGTTAGATTTTCTAGAACAATTGGTAGAATCCAAAGAATTATTGTGTCTGAGTTAACTAAGATCGCAATTGTTCATCTGTACGTTCAGGGGTACCAAGACGCGTCGTTGGTTGATTTTGAATTAGAATTAAGCAACCCGTCTACGATATTCGAGCAAGAGAAAATAGAAATTTGGTCCAGTAAAGTTGCTGTGGCCAACGATATGATGGAGGCCAAATTGTTTAGCAAGCGGTGGATATACAACCATGTATTCAATCTTTCGGACGATGATGTCGAGAATATTCAACAAGATATTGTCAAGGATCAGAAAGAGCTTTGGAGAATGAGTCAGATTTCCGAGCAAGGCAACGACCCGGCAACCAGTGGACAGAAGATGGGCGAAGATGGGGCGTCGGATATGGGAGGCGGCGGTGATATGGGTGGAGGAGGGTTGCCAGATTTGGGCAGCGGCGATGCGATGGATGGCCCAGCGTCGGGTGGGGGGGATTTGCCAGAACTGGAAGAAGTTAAAGAAGGCGGTGCGGTTTTAGACGAAGAGACTAGAAAAGAACGCGAACGAGGAGGTAAACACCGCCCAAGCCAAGAAGGTAATAAAGCAGAGTATACAAGTGGATTCGATAAAACTCGCGGGGAAGACCCGTTGGGGAAGATGCAAAATACCGAAAAGCCTAACAAGTCAAGTAGGGGATTGAAACATATATACAGAGGCTCTCCATTATCACTACAAGAAGATTTAAAAACATTAAAGTTAAATCTGCGGACAAAATATAATAAAAGCCAGAAAAAGACAATTCTTGAGAAAAAGTCCATGTTAGATGAGTCTAATCTGATTCAAGAAGATAAACAACCGTAAATATAGAGTTTTTATCATATATGCACATATTTATAAATAATCAAATTGTATGAAGAAGCTGAAACACTCTAAGTATAAAAACGCCGGGATATTATTTGAACTTCTTGTTCGTCAGGTAACGGCTGATATATTGAACGGAAACGAAGATTCAAAAGCTAATAATATTTTAAGAAAATATTTTACCGAATCTACTGAACTTGGTAAGGAGAATCGTTTGTACCGAATAATAATGGAAGAGAAAACCAAGGACCAGTCGTCGGCGGATAGGTTGCTCGAAACAATCATTAATGGCAGAAAAAAGTTGAATGAAAAATCTCTCACGCTTCAAAAGTATGAACTGATTAAGGAGATTAAAACTAATTATCCAATCGACAGCTTTTTGAAGGGCAGCATTTCAAATTATAAATTATTGGCTTCCATTTATAAAGTATTTGAGGAATCCGTCAATGTGCTGGAATGTGATCCAAGAGAAATTTATCGCGCGAGGAATTGTATTGTAGAGAGCATTGCTGCACCCAAGACCCCGACACGAGTAATAACCGAAGAAGAAAAGAAAGATTTGATACGAGTATACCAACAACAGAACGAGGACGTTCGCTTGCTGGCGTATAAATTGTTGGTCGATTCATTTAATGAAAAATATAAGAATCTCGACGACAAACAAAAGGTGTTAATTAGAGAATATATCAATAACGTAAGTAACACCAATTCACTGCGCGAGTATATTAACACAGAAGTTCCGGATGTGCGCAAGCAAATTACCGAACTTAAAGTCAAAATTAACAACGACGTGGTTCGTATCAAGTTAGACGAAACCTTAAATCAATTGGAAAAAATTACCAAGGGAACGCTGGTTAAAGAAAATCAAATTATGGCACTCATGTTGAGTTATGAACTTATCAAAGAGTTGAAGCAAATTAAATAACATGGCACAAGACACCAAACAACTTATCCGCGAACTTGTCGACGAAGTATTAAAAGAAATGACTTCTACCGGAGGGGTTGCCGGTTATATGACACCCAACGCATTTCGTGGACACCGGAGCAAAAAGAAATCAGCCGAACGTTCAATGCCGGGTGGAAAAGTAGTTGGCGATGAAGTTGAGACGGACGATACCACTATAGGCGAGGCAACCGACGACCGTTTACCAATACTTCGGCGTGGTGGGCTGTCAGAGGACCGCAATCGCTATCGCAATTTTAAAAACAGCGATTTAATGAAAACGCACTCGAAAATCTCCTGTGGTATCAGTGAAGCAAAAAAGATGTTGGGCGAAGTTGAATATCTGCTGGGGATATGTGAAAGATTAAAAACCGAGGCGGATGTTCCTACAAATAATCTTTGGGCTCGCACGAGACCTAATATGCGAGAAATTCACCTCCGCTTGAAGGAAATCGCAAAACGAATTAACCGAATGGGTAAATAACACACATATGAAACTTCAAGACTTAGCCAGAAAAATTTTAAAAGAAGACACTTGGGGAAACAACCCATCTTCCGCTGGGAGCATGAATCTGGGCCGTTCGCCCACGGCTAAATCGCCAAATCCGACATATTATAATCCTCGACCGGAAGTGGAGAAGTTGATAAGTAACGTAGAAAAATCGGAGGCCGGTGAGGAGATGAAACTAGACACCAGCGTGTCTCAAAAATTAGTTGGTAAGAACGCAACGGTCAAGGCGTCCAAAGGGTCCGTTGGACAAACCGAGAAAGAGTATACAATTGATGTTTCCTCCGTGGATGTCCACAATTTAAACGATGTATTTTATATTGTATTAAAAGGCAAGGAACGTGGAAATGGCAAGGAATCCGATTATTATGTTAATACAAATTTCCAAGTAAAAATAAATGCAAACGCAGAGCCGGAAGCACAAGAAACTCCGGAATCACCGGAGCCGGTGGCAGTTAGTCGGGGGCCGCAACCGCAACCACAATCACAGTCTAAGCTGAAACATGTGGGCGGGATGATTCCCAGTAAACCGTTGAACGCGCCGTCGCGCAGAAACATTATTCCACAAGGATAACCCATATGAGCAGACAACTATTAGTAGATTATATTCCGTTTGAAATAACTCCTCAAATGTTAAATGAGGCCAAAGCAAACACAAACGGCACGTTGGTTTTGTCTGGTCCGCTGCAAAAAGCGGGCGAGAAGAACCACAACGGGCGAGTCTATCCAAAAGAAGTACTTATTAGAGAAATAGAAAAATACCAACAAGTAATCAGGGAGCGCCGCGCTCTGGGGGAATTGGATCACCCAGATTCATCTATTATCAATCTAAAAAATGTATCGCACAATGTTCGCGAGGCGCACTGGGAGGGTGACACTGTCGTCGGACAGATTGAATTGTTAACCACGCCGAGCGGAAACATTGCCAAAGAATTAATTAAAAACAACGTTATGTTGGGCATTTCTAGTCGAGGCTTAGGCTCTGTGCGTAATATTGCCGAAAATACCGTCGAAGTTCAGGAAGACTTTGAACTTTTGTGCTTTGATTTGGTGTCTTCTCCTTCAACCCGTGGCGCATATATGGGATTGAACGAAAGCATTGCACACGAGCGCAAGGTCATCGCGACAGTTGATAAAAGAGACATTAACAAATATTCAAATATAGAAACTCTAATCAGAGAAATTTTGTCGGAGGTACGTTGAGGATCAGTCCAAGAAATTATAAGAAGTATGGTTAAAGAAGCAATAAACGAAATAGCCGCGAAGTAAACTTATCTTATATTTATTATACATATATGAATAACAAAATTACAAATCCTTTTCTAAAACAGATGTTGGCGGAGATAGCTAGTAACGCGACCAAAGGCAGAATGGTCGACCTAAATTGGACGGAAATCAACGAGGCTAAAAAAAAGAAAACTATAAAGAAAGAAGCGGCCAAAAGACCGCCACAAGAAGACCCGACCGCGGGTACCGAAGATGAAACACCAACACAACCACCAAGTCCCAGTGGCGCGCCAGATGCCGGAGATCAAGTCCCGGCAGATGGTGATAGTGGATTACCAGACCTCGGCTCTGACCCAGCACAAGAAACTCCTCCCTCTGAGACCGATGGCATGGGCGGATCAGACGTGCCACCTTCCGAACCACCCGCCGAAGACCCAGAGCAGGCGCAAGCCGACGCCGAGAAAGCAAAGGCCGACGTAGAGCAAGCTAAAGCGGAAAAGGGTCAGGCCGAAAAAGAATTGGAAGACCAAGCTTATATTAAATTAAGTTCTCAAAGCGGAACGCAGTTTCTATTAAGTAAACTCTTAGATCACGCATTTAAAACCAATACAATCGACGCGTTGGCTGGTGAAATGGTTGGAAAGCTGAAAGTAGATACACCAGAAGACATGTCCACATTTATTGAAGAATTGTCACCGTTTATGGTAATACCGGGAATGGCGCAATTAATTTCTTCTATGAAAGAACTGGCGACAAAACAAAATCCATCTGAAAAATCCCCGGAGACTGGCGAAGAACCAGCGCCCGGAGAAATGCAAGAAGTTGATCATTCTAATAATGACGCCACAGACCCAACGCATCAATTGCAGCAGAATGACGCGCCGGTTAAAACTGGCAGTGATAGAAAAAAAGGAAAATACCCGTGGTCCGACGACTGGGATCAGTCCGAAAAAGAGGGCGGGTATAAAGACGTTACAGGTAAATGGAACAATAAATAATTTTTATGAATGTACTAAAACTAAGACAGCTTATTGAAGGATTTAATCCGTCTGGTCAAACAGCGGCTAAGAGTGATCAACCAATTGGCTTGGGTCCAGTCGATAATAGCCAACAAGAAGAAGTCTGGTCCATCGACGAAAAGCGCCAAGCATTAGAAGCAATCGGAGAATATAATGTACACGGTAAACATTTATATCGCGAGGAAAATAATCTCATGGAAATTGCACACAATCTAAGTGAAATTGCAAAAAACGCACAAAAATTTCTTTCCAAGGAACTTTCCGAGGGCGGAAAACAAGACGCGTGGTTTGATACTGTGATGGTTGAGCGCAACATGAAAGACATGCAAAAGTGCAGCGACGAATTTGTGAAATATGCCAAGGAAGCACACATTTTAGAGCAGCGCATGCAAGCATTATATGAACAAATGGGCGGCAATTTGAACCGCTATTTTGAAATCAAAGATTTGAACGAAGCGGCGCAACCGGCGGTACCAAAAATAAAATAATCAAAAAAAGTAAGATTTTTTACATTTTTCTATTTTTTCATATATTTATTATTATAAAAATGCGCTAATTGTTTGGCGCGAGTAGAAAAATTCAATTTTTTGAAACTCTCAATAGTTTCATCAACAACAAAGATAAAACTATTATGTCCGATCTATTAAAACAAGCTATCGCAGACGCCAAGGCAGTACGCGCTACCGCTTTAGCCAACGCGAAGGCCGCTCTTGAAGAGGCGTTTACGCCAAAAATTCAAAGCATGTTAGCAGAAAAACTACGCACCGAACTCGGTGAGGAACAGCCTCTACCAGTCGCCGGTGATGATCAATTTGCACCAGAAGCTCCCGTCGGCGACGACGGTGCAGGCGTTCCTCCTATGGACCCAAATGCTCCTTTAGGCGGAGATGGTGCAATGCCCCAATCCGATCCTACTGGCGACCTTGGCGGAGCACAAGTACCACCAGTGCCACCAGCCGCTCCCGTTGGAGACTTTGGTGGAGTACCACCGCCAGCCCCAGCATTTCCGGGCGAGCAATCTGACGAGGAAGCAACCGAAGAGGATTTGGAAGAAGAACTTTTAGGTCAGGACAACTCTGACCCAGTCTCTATGACAACTAACTTAACAGAAACAGAAAAAGCATCGTCGGACTACAAGAAAACTACGTCTGGCCATAAGACCGATGATCCGGGCAAGAAGATGGTTAAACCAGTCGGTACTGCTATCAGCAATACCAAGGGATCTTTGGGGTCAGGGCCATCTACGCCAAAGGCGTCCTCCGATTACAAGAAAATGCCATCCGGTAATCAAGTGAAGAACATCAAGCCGTCCGGTACCGAAGACCCGCAGGGTGCAAGTAACGAACTATCCGGTGGCCCTAAGAAGGGCGAAACAAACGCCACGGGCAAAACACTGGAAGAAAACGAGATTGATACTTCTTCGTTGGATGAAATCTTGAAAGAATTGGAAGATTCGGTCAATGATACCAACGCAGAACCAACACTCGATCCTGCATGTGCGACTCCTGCTCCCGCGACTGGTTCGATGGATGAAGAAATCAACCTAGAGTCCTTGCTTGAGAGCGACGACGATGACGAGGATGACGACAAAGAGGAAAAGGGCGAAAAGAAGGACGAGAAGGACGATGACGACTCCGGAAAACCTGCTTGGCTCAAAGAAAACATTTCGTTGAAAAAGGAATTAGAAGAATACCGCAATACAGTTGTTTATCTGCGGGACCGAATTAACGAAGTAAACCTGCTTAATGCAAAATTGCTATATACGAACAAATTGTTCAAACAAGCAAATATGACCAATGAGCAGAAACTAAAGATAATCGAGTCGTTTGACCTCACAAAGTCGGTCCGTGAAGCCAAGCTCGTTTACGCTACGCTAGCTGAGTCCATAAATTCCGGTGCAAGACGGGCTGAAACCAAGAAACTCGTTTCTGGTACAGTCAAGACAATCACCGAAGGGTTAGCTTCGAAGTCCGTTGCATCAACAAAGCCGACGAAACCGGTAGTACTTACTGAGGGGGCCGAGATGGCCAACCGATTTAAGAAACTAGCTGGTATTCGCTAATAACTAAAATCAACAATCAAACCTTAACAGGAAATTAAAATTATGTCAGACATTAAAAAATTGCTAACAGAGACATCTAATCCGATGGCTCAACTAATGAGCCAGACTCGCAGTCTCGTCAACAAGTGGGACAAGACCGGTCTATTAGAAGGTATCAAAGGTGATATGGAAAAATCCCATATGGCCATTTTGCTTGAGAACCAAGCAAAACAACTAATCGACGAGGCTACCCGCACAGGTACATCGTCCAGTTCCGAACAATGGGCCGGTGTGGCACTGCCACTCGTTCGCCGCGTGTTCGCTGAAATCGCAGCCAAGGAATTCGTGTCGGTTCAGCCGATGAATCTTCCTTCCGGTCTAGTGTTTTATCTAGACTTCAAGTATGGTTCTGACCAAGCTGGCAAGCCTTCGTTTGCTAACCAGTCCTTGTTTGGTGGTACCGGAACAAAGTTGGGCTCGACCGATAGCGCAGTCAATGGTCTATATGGCCAAGGCCGCTTCGGTTACACTATCAACGACCAGACCGCCTCCTTGGCGATGGTCACGAGTTCTGGTAATTGGCTGAACGTAGCGTTCAATCCTACTCTTAGCGCCTCGGCTGCTGTTGGTGAAATTCAACTGGTGACAGTTGACCTAACCGCCAACCGCCAATTCGACGCCAATGGAGTTCGCGCCTTTACCGTTTCTGGTACTGGTATCGTTGACTTCTATCCGGCCTTCACGACTTCGGCTCCGGGCACAAACACGGTAACGTTCGTTGTATCTGGCTCTGGGATCACGGGCAATGGTGCAGTTGCGTACCACACACAGCCGACCGACATGACTCGTGGCGACTTCGAAGACAAGGGTAATGGACTTCCAAACGTATACGGCACCGCTCATGACATTGGTATTCCAGAAGTCAATCTAGAATTGAAGAGCGAGGCTATCGTAGCCAAGACACGCAAGCTAAAGGCCGTCTGGACACCAGAACTGGCACAGGACTTGAATGCCTATCACTCAATCGACGCAGAAGCAGAATTGACCGCGCTGTTGTCCGAATACGTTTCGATGGAAATTGACTTAGAAATCCTCGACATGTTGATGCTGGCCGCTCCTGCTGCTACAACGCAGTATTGGTCCGCACGCATCGGAACTGAGTTCAACTCTTCCCTCGGTATCTTCCAAGACACCGCCGCAAATCGTACGGCTTACGTAAAGAGCACATGGTTCCAAACCTTGGGCAATAAGATTCAACAGGTATCTAACAAGATTCACCAGTTGACACTGCGCGGTGGTGCAAACTTCCTCGTATGTTCGCCTGACGTTGCAACCATCATCGAGTGCATTCCGGGCTTCACCACCAACACGGACGGCGACCAAGCCAAGTTCGCGATGGGTGTTGCCAAGGTCGGCGCTCTGAGCAACCGTTGGACAGTGTACAAGAACCCATATATGACGGACAACGTTATATTGGTCGGATTCCGCGGAACGAACTTCCTCGAAACCGGTGCTGTGTATGCTCCATACATTCCTCTAATCCAAACTCCTCTGGTATACGATCCAGTCAACTTCACGCCTCGCCGTGGTGTAATGACTCGTTATGCCAAGAAGATGATCCGTCCGGAATTCTACGGCAAGATCATCATTGGAAATCTAAACGAAGTCTAATCCTTCTTAGAGTAGAGTTAATCATACAAAAAACCCGGTCGAAAGGCCGGGTTTTTTATTTTTTAAAATATTGCATCCGTTGCTCAATTTGTTCGAGCTAACGTAATATGCGACTCACCGTGGAATTTTCTAACGTCTTCCAACTTAAAATTTTCAATTAATGGAACAAATCTTTTAATGTAAAGGTTGGCGCGATTATCTTCCTTGGCAGTCATTGTCAATCGCAGTATTTCGTGGCTGTCATCGTCAAATTCAACGAAACTATTTGTTATATCAATGATGGTGGCAAATATTCTAAGCGCATCCCCAGTTTTGGTCAGTCCGATATTTAATTTGTTTGTTCCGTCCGATTCCACTCCTTCGTGGACTCCGAACGCTATTTCCCACGCAGTATCATCGTATCTACCTTGCTTGGCATACCACATGTAATTAATGCCGCTGTCAGTTTTGAATCTTATTATTTGGACCGGGCTCAACACATCTTTTTTATAAATTTCTCCGGTTTCTTCGTCTTCGTAATCAATTTCTTCGGTTGCAAAGGAATGTTTGTATTTATAAGGCGATTCGAGCGCCTCGCTGAGAAGGTGTTTCAATAAAATCATACTTATAAATATAAAAGCCGCCCGAAATATCAAGCGGCTTGTGCACCGGTCTAAGTTATGTCAAATATTATCGACGATGACCGCGACGATGTTCGTGACCGCCGATTCCAACGCCAATACGCCACGTTATAATCGAATAAGACGGGGCGGTGTAGTATCTTGGCGATAGATCGTAGTATGGATAATAATAAATAACTCTTGGTTGCGAGGGCGCGTGCTGCACATATCTAGGACTGGACACGCATCCACTTGACGTTAATACAACAGCCAACAGCAACATTGAGATTAGTTTTTTCATATATTATATGATTACATTATGTGTTAATTGCCCCGATTGTCAACGAGAATCATCCACCACTCAAGCGTCTTTCTATATCTTGCATTCTTGCGCTAACAACGTCTTTTGACAGTGGGGGAGTTGTTGGTTCTAATTTTTTTGGCGAATCGTATTTGGTTTTATGGTTGGTTGGATAATTAAATCCGGAATCTGGTGTTCTTGGTTCGCGACGCAGTATATTCAATACTTTTTTTGCCAACGCATCATTTGGCCATTCAAACTTTCCACCGGCATCGAAATTTTTTATAGCGGGCATCAACAAGTCCACTTCTTCGGGAGTTACTTTATTATGTTGAATTGCATAATCCGAGTTTTCTCTGCCGAGTCCGCCGCGTTCAATGTATGTTTCTATATCTTTTAACGTGCGTGCTTCAATTAACTGTTTTAATTTAATCACGTGGAGTCGTCAGGTCAAGTATCGTTTGTAAAACTCTCTGTTTCTGGCCAATTCTTTTTTCTCGCCATTAAAAGTACCGTACCGTTTATACTCTCTTTTTGCCTTTGGAATGTCTTGGAAAACTACGGCTTTAGTCATCTCCGGGAACTTGGCGACGGTGCCCAAATTGAACGAATAGTCTACCAGCATTTCCCACTGTTTCTGTGAAAGGTTTGTTGGTAAGCGAGCCTTTTTTAAATATGCTTCTGTTTCTCGTTTAGCCTTTTCCAAATCTTGTTTTAACAGCGCGGTAGCCTCTTGCTCAGTTATGCCATTTCTAAACTTCGCCATATCATCAGACTTGGTGATTTTATGCCCATAAGCAATATCCCAACTCTTGCCGCCCTCAACCGCCGGATGCGGGTACCACTTCCCGTTTTTAAATCCTTTTTTTATATTGTTCTCAACCGCCTTAATATAATTCACAAAATCGTCGGTGATTTCGAATTTTTTGACGGTGGACATTCCTGTAAAATCTTGCTTGGAGACGTACGGCTCCATTCCTTTCACTTTGTTTCCCGCCGGTTCTCCATAAGCGTGGTGGGATGGTGGTGAAAGCTCATGTGCATTGTGTGAAGCATTGGATGCTGGCGCTCGGTCTGGCACGACTTCCTCCTGTTTTAATTTAATAATATTACCTTCGATGAGTATGTCCTTGAGCTTAATCATATGTTCTTTCTATAAATATAGGCTAAAATAAAAAAAGGGCGGTAGGATAGGAATAGGTTATATTTATATCCACTGTCAGATATTTATATAATATGCCAGATACATCCATAAATTATAACGTTGACCAAGATAGAGTGCGATGGCCCGGTTCGGGGTCTGCAATCACGTCTGGTAGTGGGCTAACACCATACGGGTTTTACGAGGCCGACCCAATCTTTCAAAAAGACGCGGTTAATTCTGCAAAATGGGCGGCAACCAGACTCGGCTATCCAATTGTTGATATTGAAATGATAGACATAAGTTTTTACGCATGTTTTGAAGAGGCATGTAATGAGTATAGTGCACAAGTGAATCAATTTAATATTCGAAACAACATTGGAGTGTTGCAGGGCTCGTCTGCCACTACCAACATTACACAAACAAACGTGGGGGGAAGCGGGCTACCGTACATAATTAAACTTGCACAGGGATATGGCACAGAATTCGGTGTTGGTGGAAACGTTGATTGGAAAAAGGGATTTGTGGAAGTTGAGCGAGGAAAGCAGACCTATGAT